TCATTTCGGTTTAAATACAGATAATTCGCCATATATTCACCTAAATGATTTTACTCCATTAGATCCAAAATTTGATACAGTTTGGAATGAATTGGAAGAAGCCGAAAATTATAATATTACTACTATTTTAATGGTAGGTGGGGCAGGAGGTGCGTTTAATAATCTATTTAATAATTTTGATATATATTATCCTCTTTTAAAGAATTTAGTTCAAAGTAAAAAAGTTATAAAAGGTATTGATTTGGATATCGAGGAATATGTAAAATTAGAAAATGTAAAAATGCTAATTAAAAAGATTAAGGAAGATTTCGGTCAAGATTTCATAATAACTATGGCACCTATACAAAGTTCATTACAGGAAGATAATCCTGGTATGGGAGGTTTTATATATAAAGATTTATATAATTCTGATGAAGGAAAAATGATAGAATATTTTAATGGTCAATTCTATTTTAATTATTCAGAAGAAAGTTACACAGAAACTATTGATAATGGATATCCTAGTGAAAAGGTTATTATGGGAATGATTTCAGGTCAAGACTATACTACTGAATTAAAGAAAATTGTTAATAAATATGGAGATAAATTCGGAGGCGTATTTATTTGGGAATATTATGATGCCCCACTTACTTGGTATTTAGACATAGAAAAAATATTTAATGAAATTAATGTATGCTGTATTAATTAAAATTGATTTAAGTTTATAATTATTTTTTATAATCAAAGAATGACAGATTCTATTGCTAAATTATATGACAAGGGAATTATATGTTATTATCCTATTATTAATGGAGAATTGACATTTATTTGTTATATGCCTAATTTTTTAGGAAAAGAAAATAAATTAGATTTACAAAAATGGTTGGAAATAAAAGAATACAAAGAAGGTATGAGTATTAGTGGTAAAGAAATACCAAGAATGCAAGTTTGGTATCAGGAAAAGAAAAAATATTTTAATGAAAATTGGAAATATCAATACGAAAGATGGAAATCGGAGGAATATGATGATTTCTTACTTCAAATACAAGAAGCAGTCAATCAAAAAACAAATCATTTAATTAATGAATATTGTTCTAATATTGATAAACCTTTAATTAATAGTTGTTTGGTTAATAAATATAGAGATGGGAAAGACTCTATAAAACCACACAGAGATACACCGGATAGTTTCGGAGAGTATCCCACAATTAGTGGATTATCAATTGGAGGGAAGAGAAAAATTGTATTTAGGAAAATTGATTATGATTTGAAAAATTACAATTCTATGAAAAAAGATAAAACTTCGGAAGTTGATTTTGAAATGGAATTGGAAGATAATTCACTATTCTTAATGGGTGGAGCAAGTCAAAAATATTATTCACATGAAATACCTAAAACGAATTCTACAGAAACTAGATATTCTCTGACTTTCAGAGAATTTAAATATTTAAACGAATAATAATAAGAAATAAATAATTTTAATGAAATATACACAAATAGCAAAGTCTATAAATTATTTTCATAAATTAGTTACTTATTATAGTATTCTTTTTCCATATATAACACCTATAAATTATATGATTTATAGTTCTATTTGGATGTTTGGTGTAATATGTCATTGGTATTTTTTAGATGGAAGATGTTTTCTTTCAGTATTGGAGGATAAATTTAAGGATAAAGAAGAACCTAAAACTAGTATGTTTAAATTTCTAGAAATATATGGTATTCCTTCATATTCCTTTGATTTATTATTACATTTTAATATGCTATTTTCATTTTACCAATTAAACTTGTTTTATTATGGTATTATTACACAGAGTTTTATTATATGTTCGAATTATATAATATATGGAAACTGGAAATTTAAGAATTCTATTTGAAAGGAGCACAAGAACTCATCATACTGAAACCTTTAATTTTACCTTTACATTTCTTTTTACTAAATCTTCTAGGAAAATCAAATATTTTACCATCTTTTCTAATACATTTGATTTTCTTTTTTTCATCTTTCTCAGTTATTTTAGAACATTTTTTTACCTTTTTATTATTTATCATTCTTTTACTTCTATTCATAAATTAATAAAATAAAAAAATTTTTTATTGAAATGGTTTAAAATTATCTATATATTGAAAAATATGTATTATTTTTTACAAATATTTTTATGTTTAGTTTATATTGAACAGATTTTCTCTAATTTAATTATTTTAACAGACGATATTATTGATTTCAATATAAATGTCAAGGGATATATAATTATAAATTTTTGTTATAACATAATTTTACTAATATACTTATTTATTAGAGTAGGTCTAAATTATAAAAATAAATTAAAGTATGATAATGAATATTTTAATTATTATGATTTTTGGTTATTTTCATTAGGATTTATTATGTATTTTTTCGGAAGTACATATTTTTATTCTGTTATGTTTGATAAAGAAGATAGAAAAATCCTTATGGAGAATGAATCATTTATAATATTTTTATATTCTCATATACCTATAGGAAGTGTATTTTTAACCATAGTTTTTTTAATTTTTACATCAACAATAATATTCTTTATAAGTTTATTACTTCATTGTTGTTGTAGTTGTAACGAAAATTCAAAAATATTTCCAATATAGATATAAATTATTTATTATCAGATAATAATTTCATTTTAGTTTCAATTGTTTCCACATGGTAACCAATACTGTATAAATCTTCGTCTTTTAATCTACCACAACACCCAAATTTATTAACATGAAACATAAATTTTCCAGGATGATATTTACAGGATTTTGAAGTATTTTCTTTTTCATTAAAACCAGTTTTACACAATTTTATAGGATTGTTTAAAATATTTAACATTGTATTTTCTAATATGTCTTTTTTTATTTTTTATCAATTCCTATAACCATTTTGGTAAACACCACTTATCTGTCAAATGAAAGAAGTAATCTATTTTTTTATTATTAGAAATAATTAATGTTTTATGTCGAAATGGCTCTATAATATTCGTAAAAACCTCTTCATCTTCAAATATTTTATATTCTCCTTCATCATTAGGTTTATCATAATTGATTAATCGTGTAATATACCATTCTTCGTCATTTTCTAATTCAACTATTGGAATTTCTATTATTTTACCTCTTAGATTGAATTTTATATTTTCCATAAATAATTTTTATTTTATAATAATTTATTCAATTTTTAAATATTGTATAATATTAATGAATTGTAAAGGTTGTACTTGTATAAATCAATCACATTCAAAAAAACAATTTTGTGGTAAAAAAATTACTACCCATGGAAAAAATGCTTTTTTTGGTTGTGATACAGATTGCGAACCTTGTAAAAGTTGTAATTATAGTGATTTCGCGACAGGGAACTATAAAAATTACAAAGGATCTGGCGGAAGTCAAAATAATAATCTGAGAAATTATAATAATAATAATTATGAGAACAAAGGACCACTGAATAAAAAAGGGTTTTTGAATTTTTTAAAAAGACAGAGAGAAATGAATGTTCAACAAGGATTGGTTAAAAGAAATAATTATAATAATAATGAAGTAGGTAATAATTTAGGAAATAATAATAATTTAGAAAATTATTTATATAATGCCGAAAGAGAAGATGAATATCGCAATAACAATAATAATAATAATAATAATAATGATGAAATAAAAAGTTGTCGAGATAATATGAAGAATAATTGTTATAATGTAGACGGATGTTATTGGGATGAAAGAGGAATGGAATGTAAAGATATGGAAGTATCTTTTTTTACTGTTCAGGGATTAGAAAATATATCATTTAATTTACCAATAGGTAATTATGATAGAAAAGATGTAGATAATTTTGATTTTATTCCTTCTTATATTTTAGTGCCAGATGGTTTAAGAGTTAAAGTTTGGCCTAACCAAGGTTTTGTAGGTAATGAAAGATCATATAAGGGTAATATTTCTAGTAAAATACTAGATCCTAAAATGAAAAATAAATTAATGTATAAATTAGAAGGTACAATAGGAAGTATTCAAATTTGTAACATGGGAGAATGTATCAAACCATCACAATATGACAATCTAAAATTAATAAATATTTTAGATGGAAATAATATTGATCAGATAGAAAATTTAGGAGTTTCGGGATTAGAAGGTTATAAAAATAAATTAAGACAGAATATTAGAAATAGATTAAATTTTATTAATGTTCAATATTCTACATGCTTAAATTCTGTTAAAAATTATCTTAAACAAAATAATATTGATACTAAAAATGAAATAGATGATATAGAAGATATTTTCGAACTTCAAAAGATAAAATATATTTTAAATAATTTACCTTCTTGTAATGACTTGCTTATGTTTAAAAATAGTAAGATAGATAATAAAAAAAATATTAAAAATAACTTAGATATTAATGATCATGAACCACCTAGTACTACTGGAGAAAATATTACCAAATTAGATTTGGTTAACAATAAAATTTTTGGGAAAGATGAAGATAAAAACAAAGTATCTTTATTAGTGATATTTGTAATATCTTTATTAGTATTTTTATGTATTGTTTTAGGCATAATTCAATATAAGAGTCAATAATTAAAAACTTTTATAATATTAAAATGATTAAATTAATTATTTTAATTTTATTGATTATTTTATTGGTATCTGCGCATTTCATAAAAGAAAAATTTATAGTAAATCCAAATAAACATGTGCCTAACTTTTTAAGTATTCAAAAACATTTTAGAAAAGACTGTAAAAAAGGTTTTTATAATTGTATAAAATCTAATCCTTATAAATCAGTTCTTGCTTATAAACCTCAATTAAAAGATAAAAAATATATAAGTTATAAAAATACACAATTGACAAGTGATCTATTACCTATTGTAGTAAATAAATAAAAATTGAATTATTATTATTCTACCTTGGGAAATAAATATGCTTAGACAAGTATTAATTACACATTTGAAGAGGACACATGAGACTCTTAGATTATTATATTCAAAACAAGGATATTATTTCTATCTTAAATTCCCTAAGGATACAGATAATAATGATGAAATTAAAAAATATATATCAGAGTTAAACTCCGCAATTAAATTTCATGAATTTAGTCATTTTCAAAAAAAAAAAATAAAAATTAAATGACTTTAAATATCTAAATTATTAATATTATGAGTAATTTAATTTTTATTTCTTTTTTTAATCAGATTGGAATTAATGATACGCAAATTGTCGGAGGTAAGAACTCTTCATTAGGGGAAATGTATAATAATTTATCTAATATCAGAATTCCTAATGGATTTGCTTTAACATGTGAAGCATATAGATATTTTATTAGACATAATAATTTAGAAACAAATATAAAATATCAATTAGATAGATTAGAAAAATCTAAAAATGCGAATGAGATGATTAAAAAGGTAGGTGAAAATATAAGAAATTTAATAAAAGAGTCTAATTTCCCAAATGATTTAAGAGAAGAAATTATCAAAAGTTATAAATTATTATCTTCCGAATATGATTATTCTAACTTGGATGTTGCAGTTAGGTCTTCTGCCAATGCTGAAGATTTACCAAATGCTTCTTTTGCAGGACAGCAAGAAACTTATTTAAATGTAAAAGGAACTGATAATATTCTAGTAGCAATTAAAAATTGTTATGCTTCTCTTTTCACTAATAGAGTTATTTCTTATAGAATATCAAAAAAATTTGATCATACTAAGGTTTATATGTCGGTGGGTGTCCAGAAAATGGTAAGGTCGGATTTAGGTTCCGCTGGAGTTGCTTTTTCATTAGATACAGAATCAGGAAATGACAAAATTATTTTAATTAATAGTTCTTATGGTTTAGGTGAAATGGTAGTTAGTGGTCAAATAAAACCAGATGAATTTATAGTTCATAAAGATAGATTAAAAAATGGATATAGAGCAATTATAGATAAAAAATTAGGTCATAAAACTGAAAAATTAATATATAGTAGAAGTGGAGGAAAAAGATTAGAAAAAGTTATAATTAGTAAAGCAAATCAAAATTTATTTTCACTTTCGGAAGAAAATATCATAGAATTAAGTAAATATGTCCTGGAAATAGAAGAATACTACACTAAAATGAAAGGTAATAAATGTCCTGTTGATGTCGAATGGGCATTAGATGGTAATGATAATAAGTTATATATAGTACAGGCAAGAAGTGAAACTATACACTCAGCAAAATCCAATCAAGAATATTTAGAAAAATATATATTATCAAATAATCAAGATAATAAAATTTTATGTAGAGGTGTTGCGGTGGGAACAAAAATTAGCAGTGGAAAAACTAAAATTTTACACGATGTAGACATTAGTATTGAAAAAAATTTATTTCAAGAGGGTGATATATTAGTTACTGATATGACAGATCCAGATTGGGAACCCTTAATGAAACTTTCTTCTGGAATTATTACTAACCGGGGAGGGAGAACTTGTCATGCTGCTATAATTGCTAGAGAATTAGGTATAACGGCTATTGTTGGAACAGTAAATGGAACTACAATAATTGATGAAAATAAAGAAGTAACATTATCTTGTGCTGAAGGTGAAAAAGGATATATTTATGAAGGAAAATTAGATTATGAGATTGTTAAAACTAAAATTTCTACTAAAAATTCAAATTTAAAAACACAACTAATGATGAATGTTGGTAATCCAGAAAATTGTTTTATGTCTTCTATGATACCAAATGAAGGCGTTGGATTAATCAGAATGGAATTTATTATTAATAATTATATTAAAGTTCACCCTAAAGCTCTATTAGATTACCCTAATATACCAATTGAAATGAGAAATAATATTGGAAAACTTATTGAAAATAAGAGTGGCAAGGATTACTTTGTTGATAAATTGGCAAATGGTATTGCAAGAATAGCTGGTGCTTTTTATCCAAAAGATGTTACTTGTAGATTTTCCGATTTCAAAAGTAATGAATATAGACATCTTCTCGGAGGTATTTCATATGAACCTATAGAGGAAAATCCTATGATTGGTTGGCGCGGTGCTTCAAGATATTATTCCGAAGAATACAAAAATGCTTTTGAGTTGGAATGTATAGCATTAAAAAAAGTTAGGGAAGAAATGGGATTTTACAATTTAATTCTGATGATACCATTTTGTAGAACGGTTGAAGAATGTAAAAAAGTTTTGGCAACTATGAAGGAATTTGGTTTAGAAAGAGGAAAGAATAATTTAAGGGTATATTTAATGTGCGAAATACCATCAAATATAATTTTAGCTGAAAAATTCTTAGAACTTGTAGATGGGTATTCTATCGGAACAAACGATCTAACACAATTAATATTAGGTTTAGATAGAGACTCGGGATTAGTATCACATATTTATAATGAGAGAAATGATGCAGTTAAATATATGATTTCAAAAGTAATTAAAACTTGTAAGAAAATGAATAAAAAGATTAGTGTATGTGGACAGGCACCTAGTGATTTTCCTGAATTTGCTAAATTTTTAGTTGATGAAGGTGTTGATTGTATGTCTTTAATTCCTGACTCTATTTCTTCATTAAGAGAATATCTAATTAATAATACATAAGTTTTTTATTTATAATTCTAGCACCAATCATCCAACCTAAAATAGCAAATATATTATCTCCAAAACTATTCAAAATAGTATCTCCTGTATATGGTTTTGTATGTATATTAAATCCTAATATACTATGTATCATATTAAGAAATTTTAATAATTTTTTATCAATCTGTGTTAAATAGGGATAAAGAGTAGGAATTCTTATTAATAAATTTTCAAATATCTCAAATAATAAATGTATTATAATCCAATATACTAAAGGTATACCTATATACCCGGCAATAAATCCAAACAAGAAATGAAATATTGTATAGTAAGATACTATTTCACTTTCATTATTAGTTACTACTACTTCCATTATATATATTTACTTAGCAAAATAATATATATTTATTTGCCAAAATAGTAATAATATACAATAATTAAATTGTAAATTACGAAAACTAAACAAGCAAAAGTCATTCCATGATTTTCAGTTAATATACCTAAAACTGTGTAAACTAAATTTAAAAAAGTCATTAGGAAGATGAATGGCATAGAAAATGATTTTGCTTTTTGGGATTTAACAGTTTTATATAATTGAAAAACTACTGAAGTGAAATTAACTACCGCAGAAATTATACCCCATTGTCCAACATGTAATCCTAATAATTTTCTTTGCTGGTCTTCTACTTCTTCTTGTATTTCTTCGTCACTTTTTACTTCACTATTATTATTATTATTATTTGAAATATTATTTTTATTATCCGTATTTATTCCTTGTCTAACTATTGGTAAAATATTATTATTATTTTTTTCTGGATTATTATTTTCTTCATTATTTGAATTATTTATTTGATTTTCTATTACATTAATAGGTTGATCACTTAAATAATCTTTATTATTATTACCAAGATTACCTGGTTGGTTACCTAAGTTATTTGGTTGATTACTTAATTGATTATTGTCTTTATTTATGTCCATTAATATAAAAAAAGATAATAAAAATAATATTTATCTATATTAAATGAGTAAATATGATGAATTCAAAAAAAAAATTATGGAAGAAAAAAATGTAAATTTAACAAAAATAGGATTAGGTAATATGTCTATAGTAGAAGCAGTTGCTTTCTTTACAAATTGTTTAGTTTTCCCAGCAATTTATTTCCAAAGTCATAAAACTTTTGTAACACAAGAAGCACAAGATGTAGATTTTTGGTTTAATTTTCTACAATTATTAGGAGGTACGCCAGAAGGTTTAGTAGGGTTTTTTATTGGTTATTTAATTAAAAGTACTCAAATGATGGCAATAGGTTTATATGCCGTATTATTTAGAACATTGATGTCATTCTTTATTTTATTTGGTAAAAATGGCAAGATTAAAGATTTGTTTACTAAAAAATAATTATTTTTCAATTATTAAATCTGAAATTTCATTTAATTTCATAATATCTTTTAAAATATTATCAGGAGCCTTTGTATTTTTATCTATTAAATTTAATTTACTTAATTTATCTACTAATTCTTTTCTAGATAACTTATTTATAACTTTCTTTATATTCTTTTTATTTTTTTTAATTACCTTCTGAATAACAGCACTAAAAGGATTTACTTCTGAATGATTACTACTTATTAATTTACTTATATTTTTTTTAGACTTTTTTAATTTAGGTGCTTTGATATTTGAAGCAATTATTTTTTTCTTTCTATCTATTTTTTTAAAGAATTTATCTAAATCTTTTTTTGTAGCCGGTTTCAACTTAATTATAGATTTAGGTAATTTCTTATTTTTCTTATTCAAATATTGTAATTTTATTTTTGTTTTTTTAGGTTTATCTAATTGTATTTTAGGTTTATCTAATTGTATTTTAGGTTTATCTAATTGTATTTTAGGTTTATCTAATTGTATTTTAGGTTTATCTAATTGTATTTTAGGTTTATCTAATTGTATTTTAGGTTTATCTACTTTTATTATTTGTAAAGGTTTTTTCATAGATTTTCTTTTAGAGAGTAAGTGTTCAATTTCTTTATTTTTTTTTATTTTACTATTATCTTTTATTTCTAATTGATTATTTGGGTTTTCTCTTATTATATTTTTTAGGTAATCTAAATCATTACTTGATTTTTTTTTAGTTTTTTTTTTAGAAGGTTCAGGCATATTGTTAATTTTCACAACTTTTATGTTACTCATATATATATATAATATGAATAGATTAATTAGAGAAATTAGGCAAGTAAATAATTTATCAAAATCAATAAATATTTTAAATCAATATAATTCAAATGATTGGAAAAAACATATAGAGTTTTGTAATAAAAATTATAAAAAAAATTTATTTTATAGAGATCAATATTTTGAAATGTTTATTGTATGTTGGAACCCATTTCAAGAAACCAAAATACATAATCATTCAAATAAAGGTTGTATTCTAAAGGTTCTGGAAGGAAGTATAAATGAAAAATTATATGATATAAATTTTAATTTAATTAATGAATGTGAATTAGAAAAAAATAAAATTAGATATATAGATAATACTTTAGGTATTCATAAAATGATTAATGGCGAAAAGAGATGTATATCACTTCATATTTATTCTCCGCCTGACCAACAATTCTTAAATAATAAAATAATTTATACTATATAAAAAATTAAATTAATAATTTATATAGTTATGTCAAAAGAGTGTTTCAATTGTAAAAAACAAATTCCTATTAAAGAATATTCAAAACATGAATTAGAATGTAATTCAAAATTTTGTGAAAATGAAATGGAAAATCTAATTCCCTGTGAAAAATGTGATACTTTAATACCATTTGAAGATTATAATAATCATATTAGTTTATGTGGTATACAAGCACCTATTTTTTACTTTCCAATTCCTAATACAACTAATGAAAATACAGAAGAACCTAGTTCACCCGAGTCTTTATTAGAAAATATAAATATGCTTATACAAAATAATACAAATATTATTAATTATCTAAATAGTATTCATCCAGAAGTAGATAGTTATGAACAATTATCAGAATTAGATGAAAATAAAGTTAATCAAGGTATTTCCTTAGATAAAATATCTAAGTTTGAAGAAAAAGAAATAGATTGTCCTGTTTGTTTTGAAAAATGTAATAAAATTAATATTTTAAATTGTAAACATGAAATATGTTCCGAATGTTCAGAAGAATGGTTTCAAGAAAATGTAAAATGTCCGATTTGCACAATGGATTTTACTGAGAATTAAAACTATTTTATTTTTATTTTTTTTGTATATTTTTATTTTTTTTGTATATTATTATTATATGAGTAACAACAACAATAATAACAGTAATAATAATAATAATAATAATAATAATAATAATAATAATAATATCAGAAATAATGAACAAATTAGAAGAATAATGGAACAGAGAAGACAAATGATTAATAGAAGAACAAGAGAAATGACAGGTAATTCATCTAATCTAAATAAGATGAAAAAAGAAGAAAATAATTTTATGAATAATTTTGATGAAAGATATTATCTTAAAAATAATGATAATTCTAATAAAGTAAATGAAATTGACAATAATTTAAAAAAATTTCTTCAAGAAGATCCAAAAAAAAATAATAATTCCTTAAAAGAAAAATCTTTAGAATTAGAGTCTCTTATAATAGACAGTTTAACAAGGGATAATGTTAATTCTGCAAATGCTATGTTTAGAACTTTAGAGAAAATGTATGATAAATTTGATGATGAAAATGTAAGAGATACTTATTTTAGAGTATTGAATAATATGCCTAAAAAACCGTTAGATGATGAAGAAGTTTATTCATATAGACAAGATAAAAATAACTTCAGAGAAATATTAGATGAATTACAAAAAAAAAAAAATATTAAAGCATATAATGAAAGTAATGAATGCATTAGTAGTCTAGGATTAATGTGGGAAGAATGTGATAGAAATATTTGTAGCGACAGGTGTAAAGATAGAATTATTAGAGCAAAAGATGTTTCAAAAGATGAAGCTTGTGGAAAATTAGTTACAGGTGTTAAGAAAGATAGTAATAATCAAGATGTTAATGTTCTTATGACTGATGATATTAAACAAGTAATTATTGATAGATTAAGATATTGTAAGCAGATTGCTGACTCAAAAGAAGGAAATTTCGAGAGTATTTCATATGGAGATATGACAGACTTAAAACAGAAGGTTATTGATGATATTTTTAAAATGGCCAGAACTGCAAATGTTCATTACTCAAATTGTTCTACAGATGCCGCAGAATTTGTTCAGACAGATACTAAATATAAGGAAATCATTGATTTGTTAAGAAATATAAATTTAGGAAAATTAGATTTAAATAAATTACAAGAATTAAGAAATGATTTAACTAAATTACCTACTTGTTCTCAATTAGCATATTTAGAATTTAATAAAAATAGAAATAAAGATATAAAAGATGGAATTAAAGTAGGTGATTATGTTATACCTAAAAATACTGACTATTATAATCAGATTAATGGTAAAGAAAAACCATTAATATATAGAGATTTAGTTTCTGATAAACAATATATTTATGATTCTTTTTCTAAAACTTTAACCAGTTTGGAATTTCCTCAATCAAAAGAAGATGTTTTACAATTTGAAGAAGGTGATAATGTTATTAAATTAGTTAGTAAAAATGAAGGACCTTCAGAAAGTAACATGATGAATGAATATTTAATGGAAAAGGTAAATGATAATAACAAAAGTAATAACAATAACAAAAGTAATAACAATAACAAAAGTAATAACAATAACAAAAGTAATAACAATAACAAAAGTACTAACAATAACAAAAGTAATAACAATAACAAAAGTAATAACAATAACAAAAGTAATAACAATAACAAAAGTAATAAC